CTTGACCTGCGGCACCAGCAGGAAGATCGGCACGGTTGCCACGCCGCGCCCGGTCTTGGATCTGGACGCCACGGCCCGGCCTTTGGTGTTCAGGCGCCCCTCTGCCACCAGCAGGCTCGGCCCTCTCCGACGATAGACAAACCGCAGGCGCAGACCGGTGCGGCGCTCCCATTCGCCGGGGGTGATCCGGCCGCCGCGCGTGGATTTGCCTGCGGCTGGCAGCGGGATTGCCAGCCAGAACCCGTCCTTCGAGCGGATCAGCGGGCCGGTGTCGTGAGCACCGACGATCACCGGCGCCTTGGACCAAACCAGCGCGGCCGCATCCAAGCTTTCGCCCGACCGCGGGAAGTTCTGGTTGCGGATCGAATTGGCCAGCCGCCGACCAAGCCCCGCGCCGGTGATTTGTCCCCGCCAGTCGGATTTCAGCCCGGTTCCGGCCTCGCGCATCGCGGCGCTGACGGCTCTTTCCCCGGCTCTGATCTCGGCTGCCATCATCGCCACGATGTCCGGATCAATGTCGAGTTTCAACTTCATGACGGCCGCAGGTCCAACGTCCAGATCAGGCGGTCGCTGTCACGCACAGGCTCTCCCTGGATCGTGAAACTGTCAGTGTCGATCACGATCAGATCGCCCGGGCGCGAATCGGCCAAGTCGGAGACGCGTACATCCAGCACCATCGTGTCACTGGCGAACTGCGCAGCGCCAAACTCGGTGATACGATCCGGAGCGCGGCGGATCACACGGATCGTGCGTTCCTGCGACGTGGTGCCCGAGATCCACAATGCGGCCACCGCCATGGACGGGTTAGCGAAGATCCGGTCCATGGCGACAGCAAAGACGGTCATGACGCGCCGGTCAGTTCGAGGTGTGCAGGCGGATCGCGATACGCGGCCGCTTGTTGACCGGCAGGATAGAGGCTTCCGTCATCAGATCGATCCAGCGACCCTTCTCGTCCAGATGCTGGCGGGCGTAGAGTGGCAGGCCCATGGTGTTGGCGGCCTCCAGCAGGTTGGCGGGGCCGCCATAGGTGGTGAAGGTATCCATCGTGCCCAAGGGGAAGGCGATGCCTTCGCTGGCCGGAACTAGCCGTTCGCTGGCATTGGTCGAGAGCGTGACGGTGCCCGAATACTCCTCGAATACGATGCCCGCGAAGGGGAAGTTGCGGCGCATATCCTCGCGCAGCGGCTGCGCCCCGGTCGCGGCATAGAACTTGTAGGCCTCCTCGGTCTTCGGGTGCGAGATCAGCTTGTCGAAGAACTCGCGGCTGACCAGCGCATGGACGGAGGACATTGCCTCGCCCAAAAGGTTGTCTTCGACCGCGCGCAACACCTCGCGGACCTTTCCCTGAATATTGGTGCCAGCCGTGCCCAAGACGAAATCTACCGAGATCTGCGCGAGGCCGAACTCTGTGAAGTAATTGTAGAGAGTGGTCCCAGCGCCGTCTTTGACGATGCCGCGCAGCGCGTTCATCTCCATGTATTCCCGGGTCTGTGCGTGCTTGCGGCGCATCAGCATCAGCTTGCGGTTCATCACCTCGACCAGCGGGTCGGCCGCATCGAAGACGCCCAGCGCAGGGCTTCCCTGGATGTCGCCGGGCAGGATGACATCGTCATGCGGGATCCATGGCAGGGCGAAGGACCGCATGGACCGGCCCTCGCGGGTGCCGACGGTCGCGGGACCACCGAGGGGAACAGAAGGCAGCAGGTTCAGCACACCCTCGTATTGTTCGATGATGACCGACCGCTGGCTGACGCCCTCGAAGCGGAAGAGGCCGATCTGGCCAAGGCGGGTGTAGAGGTTGGGCAGGATGTTGATGGCCTGCGTCATCTCGGCCAGCGAATAGCCACCAGCGTCGAACGGGTTGCGGACAAGGGTCATGAGGTGCTCCGGGGATGAAGGGGGTGTGGTGTCAGACGCCGTCGCGGGCAACGATGCCGACGGCGGCCAGCTGGCCGATCTTGGTGGTGATCTTGGTGCTGTCATCGACGGTGCCGTCGTAAGCGAGGCCTGCCCGCGACACGATCGAGGGCCCGCGCGCGATCACAATGCCGCTGGCATCAGCGAGCGTGGCATCGACGGCGTGGAGCAAGACGGCAGTGGCGGTCTGCGCACCATCAGCGCCGCCGCTGGTCGCCAGCTTGTACTTGCCGCTGGCGGTGATCTGGCCGAGCACCGAGCCGACCGGATAGGGCATGCCTTGCAGCAGCGTGACCACTTCGCGGGTGTAGTTCGGGTTGACCTCATATTTGAGGACATCGCCCATGCTGGGCGGTTCCGTCAGGACGGGCATTGGTCAGTCTCCATGTTTTTTGGGGGGGGGGCTTGGCAGGTAGTTCAGCGCGAGGCTGAGGCCGCCTTCTTTGCGGCGGCGATGATGGGGCTGTCTTTGGCGGCAGCGGCAGCCGGGGCAGTGGCGATGATGCCCGCCGCATCACTGCGCGAGGCAAGATCGGCCAGCACGCGGGCGCGCAGGGCTTCGGGCTTCAGCCCGCGCGCGACGGCGTCGTCGGCGTCGATGTCCACACCCATCCGGGCGGCTTGAGCGCAGACCTGTGCCACTTCGGCCGCCTCGGCGCGGATGGCATCGGCGTCCATGGCCGCCGCGGCACCTGCGGGAGCAACCGGTGCGGCGGCTTTTGCGGAGGGAATAACTGTGTCGGTCGGGTTCTGGGTGTCAGTCGGTTTGGCGGTCATCTGTGGACCCTTTCTGCTGGTGGGATTGGTGCCGCGCGGGGCGGCTGCGAAGGTGCGGAAGGCGGTGATTGGATCCGCCAGTTCGTCGGCAAGACCTGCAAAGATTGCGGCCTCGCCCCGAAACACCGCCGCTTCGGTGCCCAGCGCCCGCGCGACGTCGATCCGGTCTCCACGACCATCGGCGACGGTCTGGGCGAAGAGCTGGCGCAAATCCTCGAGCTCGCGCTGCATTTGATTGCCTACGGCCTCGGGCAGGGGCTGGTAAGGATTGGCGTCGATCTTGTGGACTCCGGCATGGATCAGCGTGACGGCGATGCCTTTCTGGTCCAGCGCGCCGCTCATGTCGGTGTGCAGAGCCACCACCCCGATGCTTCCGACAGCCCCGGTGCGCGGCAGGATGATCCGATCGGCCTGGGAGGCGAGGACATAGCCAGCGGACAGCGCATGTTCCGCCACGAAAGCATGGACCGGCTTTTGCGCGCGTGCGGCCCGGATGCGGTCGGCCAGATCGAAGGCCCCGGCGACCTCGCCACCGAAGCTGTCGATGTCGAGGGCAATGCCGAGCACCGCAGGGTCCGTGATCGCCGCGTCGATCTGGGCAGCGATGCCTTCATAGGAGGTGAGGCCCGAGGATTGCCCGATCCACGCCCCGCGATGCACCAGCGTTCCGGCGATTTCGATCACGGCGATTCCATCGACCATTGCGTAGGGCTGGCTTCCATTGCGCTGATGGCGCTGGGCGAGGTCAGTGCCGAACAGCGAGGCTCGGGCGGGCAGGGCGGCGGCCGCCTGATCAGCGGCATCGGCCTCCACGCCCTGAAAGGTGATTTCCTGCCCGGTGATGCGCGGGCCGAGCCCCGAGAGGAACGCCAGTGCCTTGGCAGGGTCCACCATCAGCGGCGTATTGAAGGCGCGCTGGGCGATCTGGGCATGATGCATCACGGTTCATCCTTGGGGTTGGACTCGTCTTCAGTGTCTTCCGGCGCACCGTCGCCTTCCGCGCCATCCTTCTTGTCATCACTGCCGCTCGCAGTTCCCGGCCCCTGCGCCGGAGATCCCGGTCGCCGGAAATCGAGGCCCAGCGCAAGTTCCCGTTTACGTTCGGCGGCAATCTCGCGGTCGACCTGTTCGGCGTCGTAGCCGCGCTCGGAAATTGCCTGCGTGCGGGATTTCAGCCCGGCTTCGATCTGCAGGATCTCGGCCGAGGCGTCTTTCATCGGGTCGATCCAGTCCCATTTCGTGGGCAGCCAGGCGCAGGCCTGATACTGCCGCCGCTGGCTGTCATAGCCGGGCAGGTCCAGCGCGCCCGACAGCACCGCCACATCCATCCAGCGGGTCCAGACCGCGCGGCCCATCTGATAGACCATCACACTGTGCTGGAAGGCCGAGATGCGGCGCCGAAAATCCACCAGCGATATTCGGGTATTGGAGAAATTGCCCTTGGCGGTGTCGCCGGTCAGATAGCCGTAGGGAATGCCCAGCGCCGCCGCGATTTGCAGCAAGGTCCGGTACTGGAACGGCTCGTAGGTGCCACCGGAATCCGGTGTGGCTGGGGTCGAGACATCCTCGCCGGGATCGAGACGCACCACCTGGCCGGGCTCAACCTCCAGATCCTCCTCGGTCGGTTCCAGCGGCGTTTCCGGGGCGGGGGAGGTGATGAACATCGCGAACATCGCCGCGATCTTCTTCCGCTCCAGTTCAGCGTCATCGTAGAGATCCAGCGTGAACAGTTTCACGATCGCAGCGGAAAATCGCGACACGCCGCGTAGCTGACCGGCCTCGACCGGGTCCAATACGTGGATCACTTCGGATGCAGGCACCCGTGTCGTCTCGCCCGCAAGCCCCGGATCGGTCAAATCGCCGGGATGGCGGCGCAGGAAGTGATAGGCAACGCGGCGGCCGATGCCGTCGAACTCAATCCCCTGCCGGATCAGGCCAACGCCGGGCAATTCGCGGCTCATGTCGAGCGGCAGCATTTCTGCAGGCAGCATCTGTAATTGCAGCGGCACGGTCAGACCGTCCTCGGCCCGGCGCGGCCGAATCCGGATGAACACCTCACCCGCGAGATAGACCTCGCGCGCCGCCCGGCGCTGCAGCCCGTAGAAATCGGTCAGCCCTTCGGCGTCGGCATCATCGGTCCACGCGAGCCACAGCGCCTGCAACTCTTCCTTCTTTGCGGCATCCGCAATGGAACTGGACGGCTTGATGCCATCACCCACGACGTTGCTGGCGAAGGATTCCACCGCGTTGGCCGCATAGCCGTTGTTGCGCACAAGCCAGCGCGCACGGGCCGTGATCGTGTCGCCAGTCGCTGCGATCAGCGTGTTCACATGGGCGCGGCTGGCACGGAAGCCCCGCAGCCGCCGGTGGGCCTGCGCCGCGTCGAAGCCACCGATGATGCTGCCGATGCGTTGACGGAAGGCTTCAAACGCCATGGATCACAGGCCCTTCGTGGCAATAGTGCCCCAGCGGCGACGACGCGGGGTGCCGGAGGTGGCCGTGGCAATCCGACCTTCCAGATCGGCAATGGCATTCGCCAGTTCCGCATCCGAGCCATAGGCAATGGTTTTGCCGTCATAGCTGACCGAGCGGACGCCCGCGTAGCGCGCCTCCTGCAGTGCGGCCAGCAGCGCGCGCATCCGTTCCAGATCCATCTCAGTCCCTCATGAAGTTCGGTGTGTAGACCCGGCGCTTGCGGCGTGGCGTGGTTGGCGTTCCGGCCTTGGCAGGTTGCGGCGAGTCTGGTTCCGGGGCCGCGCTATCCACTGCAACCGGGGCGACAGGTGGGCGGGTCTCGACCCCGGCCTGTTCTTCAAGCCTGCGCCATGTCGCCTCGTCCCAGCGATCCGCGCCAAGGATCCACGCGGCCGCCCTTGCATAGACCCTGCAGTCCAGCGCTTCGTTCCTCTCGCGCATCTTCTGCCATTCGGGATGGGCATAGCCGCGCTTGTTGCGCACAGTGACCAGCTGTTCTGCCACCAGCTGCTTCAGCCATTCGGTGTCGATCCAGTCGGGCAAATGCACAGTGCCGGGGGCATCGCAGACGCCCAAGCTCCGGTCTTCGTCGCTGGGCCGTTCCAGCCGCAGGAAGCGATAGGTCTCGGTCTTGAATGTCGCCGTGGCGATCGACCAAAGCCGTGCGCCGCGGCGCAGGCGCTTGCCACCGATGGTGGCATCGACAAAGGTGGGGCCCGATACTGGCGTCGCGCGGTTGAAGCCTTCCAGCCCTTTGATGGGCGAGACCTGCTCGAAGCCCTGCGCCCGCGCCCAGGCATAAACCGCTGCCGCTTCATAGCCGGTGTCGATCGCCAGCTTGGCGATCACCATCACAGCGCCGTTGGCATGGGCCCATGTCCGCCCCAACAGAGCCGTCAGCTTTTCCCAGCAGGCCGGATCGTCAGGACCGCCCGGAATGACGATGTGATCGATCAGCCAGCTTTCCAGCCCGCGACCCCAGGCCCAGACATCGACCTCGATCCGGTCCTTCTGCACATCAACGCCAGCCGTCAGGAACAGACCACCCTCGGGGATCTGCAATCCGAACGCCTCGCGACGTTCCGCCAGCCGCTGCCATTCCGGCGCATCGCCCGACTCCACCCACGTCTCGCCCAGCAGCGTGTTGCGCGCCGCGCGCAGCATCTCTTCCGAGCCCTGCGCTGCCAGCCAGTCCCGCGCGATCTGCGCCCAGCTTTTCCAACCCAGCGGCGAATAGAGCGCCGAGAGGTGAAAACCGATGGAATGCGGATCGGCTGCAACAGCAGTTGGCCGCCATTCGCCCCGCTCCAGCATCTGCGTCTTGTGATGCTCTGCGATGGGCTTCTCGCAGCCCTCGCAATGATAGGCGGCGGTGTCAGGGCGGTCCTTGTCCCAGCGCAGCCTTTCAAACTGCAGCCACTGCATCGCCCCGCAATGTGGACAGGGCACGAAATACCGCCGCTGATCGCTGGCCTCATATTCCCGTTCGATCCGGCTGATGCCCCGGATCGTCGGCGTCGAGACCATGAACACCTTGCGCCGGTGCGAAAAGGTGGTGGTGCGCGCCTCGGCGAGGGTGACCGGATCGCCTTCCTCATCGGCGGAAGCCGGATAGGCGTCGACCTCATCGAGAAAGATGTAGCGTGCGGGCATCGACCGCAGGCCGGTGGCCGAGTTGGCACCGGTCAGCACCAGAATGCCGCCGGGGAATTCCTTTGACAGCATTGAGTTGCCCGCATCGCGCGACCGCGCTGGATTGACCCGTTCCCGCAGCGCTGGGCTTTCCGCGATCAGCGGATCAAGCCGCCCGCGCGAGGTGCGTTTGGCCATTTCCACCGTCGGCAGCACTGCC